ATAAAGTCTTCACCAACAACATTGAATCCCTCTTTGGTTTGCTTCAATGAACCAATACCACGGGATGATACACCTAACTTAACTCCTTCTGAAATTAAATTCTCTGCAATCTTACCCATTGGGGTATTCAAAATCTTTGCTTTTCCAATAAAGTTGGAACCGCTTTCTTTTAATGAAACAATTTTATGTGATACACGATCAAGGTTTACTGTAGGGCCATCTGGGTGACCTAATTCACCAAGTGCTCTACCAGTTCCTACATTAGATTCGTTATATCTTTCAACTTCTCTACGAAGAGTATCCATAGGATACATTCTACCATTACGGTTTTTAATGTTTCCTTGGAGAAAAATACCTTCTATAAAAAGTGATTTCTTACCGTTTTTTTCTTCGGTAATAAATTCTACACTTTCAATTTCTTCTCTTATGAGTTTCATTGGTAATTACGCTCCTGTAACTTGAATCTGTTGTATCATTAAATTTGATGCACCACTATGCTGTAAAGCAGCAAGTTTAATTGATCTTCTCAGATCTGCATTACCTCCAGTAATAGCTGTTGCAACACCAGTTGTATTAGTATCAACAGTTATTTCTGCAGTATTTAAACCTTCTGCGTTTGTACCAAACTTGATTCCAGTAATTTCTTTATGAGAAAAATCCCAATAATCTTGACCAGTAACCGTCAAAGAAACTGTTTGTCCTTTTTGAAATGGTGTAGCTGATCCTGTTGGAACAAATAATTTTGTAGGATTACCTGCAGTAGCACCTGCTATAGGTCCAGATACAACTGAACCTAAAGCAAGAATCGCTGGTTCATTAGTTGATACAAAATAATCTGCACTTGTTGCAGTTGGTTCTCCATCACCAACCTTTACAAATGCACCATTACTACCCGTATTTACTATTCGTAAATATTGTGTTTGTTGGGGAATAGCTGCTGTTTTTTGACTAGTTCCACTAGTTGTTCGAGCTATATTAGTGCCAACTGGTTGATGTGCCATTATTAAATCTAATATTACATTAATAGTTATTTATAAATACTACTCTTCTTCGTCTGTTTCTACAGATGCTTCAGTCGTTTCAGGTGTTTCTGTTTCTATTTCTTCTTCCTCTTCACCAGAATTAAAGGTAGAATCAGCCACTTCTGGTCTGAAATTATCCACCCTTTCTGCTGATTTTGCAAAAAGAATATCTTTAATCTTATCGCTGATATTGGATGGAGACTCATCAGAAATGATCATATCCATTAAATTGTCTTCCATTTTAAATCAAAAACATATATACGTCTTAATATTTATATCTCTCCACCATCAGGTATTTCAGTAGAAGTACCTTGTTTTTCTAAGTCTGGTTCTGTGATCGGAGCTCCCAAATCTTGTGTTGGCATTGGTTGTCCAGTTTGAGGATCAATAGGTTGTGCCATTGGATCTACAATAGTACCGTCATTGATCTCTTTTTTCATGATCTTATCTTGTTCGATAATCTCTTCATCAGTCTGTCTTAGAAGTTTTCTTCTTACATAATCTTGAGAGAAGTATCTTCCAACATATGGTTCAGCAGCTGTTGCTGATGCCATTCTTTCGTTGAATAGTTCAGTTTCCTTCAATTCAGAGAAGTGATTATCATATAAGAAGTCATATTGTATATGTTCACTCATTGTTTCCCAGTCTTCTGGGGTAACAATATTTTTCAATATCAATTGAGTTCTAAGCATATCATTGAATAATCCTGAGAACCTTTTTCTCAAACGTCCAACAAATTTACTGAATTTTAATTCATCTCTTAGAATCTCAGATGATCTACCAAGATTAAATCCACCATCTCCTTCTATTCTGGAGATAGGAACATTCAATGATTTAAATAATTTCTTCTTAAAGTATTCAATATCAGTGATTTCACCTAAGTTTTGTCCACCAGGTAAAGTAGTAATTTCTGTTCCTCTACCACCTTCTCTTCTTGGAAGCCAGAAATCTTCCAACATTGCCATATATTTTTTATCATCTCTAACTTCACCAGTGTTAGCATCATATACTAACTTATTTCTATAGCGAGACATAACATCACGAAGATATTGTTCTGCCTTTACTTTGGGCAGATTACCTACATCAATATAAAATATTCTTCTTTCAGGAGCACGAGATAATCTATAGATTACTAGTGAATCTTCAATCATTCTTAACTGATTGAGAGATTTAATTGCTTTATGTAAGTATGATAATGTATTTCCTTTATTTCTATCTACTAAACCTGAAGTACAATATGAAATTGCATCTTTTGCAATTTTTATACCACCTCCTTGTGAAGCAGAACCTGCATTTGGATATGGACCTTTTGGATTGTAAATATAGTATTCTTCAATCTCTGGCCAATCATAATCCATTGGATTTTGGTTAGTATTTCTCATACCGACCATATATTTGTCTTTATCGTTTTTCTTTTGCTGTCTAACATAACGCATTTTTATTGCGTCAATATATCTCAACTCCTGTATACCTTCATGTGGATTTTTTAAATCTATCATTTTATGATAGTAAATCCTTCCATCAATATACCAGTTACGGTATATCTCATGTGCTTTTTTATCAAAGTCTAATAAGTCTTTTATATATTTGAACTCTTCTCTAAGCTTTTTCTTGATACCATCACTGGCATTTAAATGATCTAAGTCTAGTTCTACAGGACTATCATTTAAATCTGATACTATAGCTTCGTTTACAACATCTTCAATAGCACTATCGCACTCAGGATGTAATGACATCTCACGATATCTCCTGATTAATTCATATTCAGTTTTATAGATTCCCTCTATATCAACATAAGAACCAAAAAATCCACTGCTTAAATAGTAGTCAACCCCGTCCTCGTTATTCGGAGGTACGGGGGAAACTACGTCTGGTGAAATTGGTTCGTTATTCTCTATTGAGAATCCAAACAATTTAGACATTATCTAAACTTCTATAGTTACTATAGTATTTAGTATAGCATAAAAATGCTATCTTATAAAGTGACCGATAAATTAATATTAGTGTTTGCAGCACTATTTCCTTCAGATGGATAATTTAATGGTTCCCAGAATTGTACTTGAAACTCAACTGTAAATTCTTCGATAGTATCAGAAGAATCATATGATAGATCAATTGCACTGACATTTGTTGGAAAAATATCATGAAACTTATACTTCATTGTTTCTGTCAAACCTCCACCAAGAGTACCACCCTTATTAGAAGGTGTTCTTGTCAATTGAGTAACTATTGCTTCTTTCATGTATGTTTGAGGAGACTGATCTCCTGAAGCATCTTGATACTGTGCAATAGATTGCATCCACTGTTCCATAATCTTTCTAACTCTCATATTTTCATCATTAATAACAGTTATAGTCCAAGGTGCAAATGTTCTATCACCTGCAACTTTAAAAGTTCTTCCTCTAAAGGGAACTTCTATTAGTCCAATTGTAGACTCAGGTAACTGAGCTGCTTTGATTAAAATATTATCGTCAGCATTAAGTGAATTGCCACCAGGTAAAATACCATTTATATCAACCCTAAACAGATTAGGCCTTGCACCACCACCTGCAAGCGAGTTTTTAAATGTGCTTAATGAAAATGCCATTGTTAATTTTTCCTCCTTTGGTTATTTGTAATTTAAATTAAACTCGACCTGCTACTTCCTCGAAGCTAACACCTGTTCGTGTAGCAACAAAGGTAAGAGTAACAAAGTTGATGGACTTAGCAGGCTTCAGGAAGATGTCTGCTCTAAACTCATTATTATCAATAACATCAGGTGTGTTATTGGTATCATCACAAATAACGAGGAATCCGTTAAGACCTCTCTTTGCTTGAACATCACGAAGGAATGGTTCAACAATTGCTCTAAAGTTTGCTCTTGTTAAATCATCGTTAAGTTCAAATAGTTGAGCATTTGCTGCACCTTCAAGTGCTTGTTCAATTGTAAGGAATAAACGACGAACGTTAATTCTATCGAACGCAGATGCAAATCCTAATGCGGTCTTATCGCCAAATAGGATTGTTCCAACACCAGGTTGTGTAACAACTGGGTTAATTCTCGCAGGATAAATCTTATCTCTTTGAGCCTTTGTTGGATTATATGCAAGTTTAATTGCATTATTAATAGTACCACGTTGCTGTCCTGCTGGTGAGAACCAAGGGAATGAAACAATGTTTGTACGTGTCATCAGTCCAGCAATGTCTCCATTGACAGGAACATATCTAAACTGATTATTAAATCTATCAAAAACATATTTGTAACCACTATCAAATATTGCAAATGATGATGAAGTTAGTGGACTAAAGTAGTTTATTAGATTTGTAGTTTGAGTGTCAGTATTTGTTATATTAACAAGATCTGCTCTGTGTGGCCCAATAGTAGTAACACAATCTTTTCTAAGATTAGCAATAGCAATCAAACTATTTGCTTTTGCTTGAGATTCTGATTTAGTTGCACAACCTGGCCCCATAATTAGGTAATCAACTTCTATCTCAGGATTCCTGAATAGATCATAAGAAGTTTTAAGAGAACCTAATTCTGCTTTTAAGTTACCTGCAGATCCAGCAGCACCTGTGCTATAGTTCTTACCACCAGTAAAAGTATAAGTGGTATTACCGATTGCAGCAAATGTTACTCCTTGAGCATCTTGTCCCCAAAGACCATCGCCATCAGTGACTTTTGTATATGCAGCAGAGAATCCAGTAGGTACTGGTGTTGGTATCGCAGCACGGAAAGTTGTTAATCCAACTGATGATGGGTTAGCACTTGCAAAGATGTTTGCTGAATTAAGTGCAAGGAAATCTTCATAGAATGTTTTTTGTGGAGCATTAACTGCAGAAACTGCATCTTTTGCTTTAGAAAGACCTACGTGCTTCTCAATAATATTACCTTTGATTCCGCTAACGGTTCCAAAGTCGTCTACGACAACAACATGGATTTCATCGTTCTTAGAATTTCTGTCATTAGCATATGATGATGTAGCAGGTTTTGATGCAATTTCTTTCCAAAAAATATTAGCATTAGTAAGAGACAATTGTTGTTGATCATACCAATCAACAGCAGCTGTTGCTGTATAAGCACCACCTACAACAACTGCACCAGAGTTGTTGATGATATTAAGAACAGCAGTGCTTGAGAATGCTGCAAAATCAGTTCCCTCTGCATAATCAATTGCTGTTTCTGTACCAGCAGAATCTACTCTTGAAACAACCTTAACATCAAGTGTATTATTTGTTGCATCTTTAGCAGTAATAATACCTTTGATATGTCCAGTAAATGATGATGTAGCTCCGTCTCCAGGAATCGTTAGACCACTTACAGATGTAGTAATACCGAATCCAACTGTTGCTGCAGTAACTGCTGCTGCTGGAACTGAAATTCGTTGGTCTGCCTGAGCATCAATGGTACATACTTTCAAGTTCTCGGCCCAAGTTCCTGGATTCTTAGCACCATAAAAGAAAATAGAACCATCTTGATGATTTTCAATATAATCTTCGTATCCTTTTACTTTGACATCTGCTGCTGCTACTTGAACACCAGAGTTTGCATTTTTAAGATCAGTGTCATCCGATCTTACTACTTTAAGAACACCACCGTATGAAAGATAAGATGATGCTGTCATCCAATATTCGTATTGTGCGTCTGTGTTTTGTGGTTCTCCAAAAACATTTAGTAAATCCTGTTCTGTTGCAATGTCAACAGGATCGTCAATTGGTCCCTGTAAGAAAGGTCCAGCGATAGCTCCAATGTTATCTAAAACATTTTCTGCTCTTCCTACAGTTAAATCAACCTCCCTTATCAGTACTCCAGGAGATAATTGGGGAGTAGCCATGTTTTCTTTCTCCGAATTTATCAATTAATCTTCAAATATTTATTAAAAACTAACTTTACGAAAGGTATTCCCACATATATGATTTATCACCATACTCATCTGCCTTAAACCACTGATCTCCTTCTGCATCAACAAAGGAGTCTTCTCCTATTCCATCATCCATAAATCCAAATGGAGCCATATCTTGTTCTATTTGATTTCTTTGTTCTTCATATAATCTTTTTCTTACATCTTGGTCAGTAAGTTCTTTAAAATAATCTTGTGCTACTAACCATGCATAAATTACTAAACACATTGCAAGATCATCATTACATCCTTCTTCTGCCTCAAATGAATTGCTTTTTTGAATGAACGTTGTTAACTCACTCATAATATCATAGTCACAAGAAAGAAGTTTATCTTCTTCAATCAAAGTCTTTAAATTAAGAGCACCCACCTTTTTAACAGTTTTAGACATCTTAACTCCTAATTGAGTTTTCTTTCCAGAAAATCCCTGACCTACAACCTGACCTGCTCTACCTCTCATAGAACACATAAGAAGATTTTTATATTCTAATTCAAAGTTCAATATCGAAGCTACTTGATCTCCAACATCATTTACTTCACATAATATAAATGCATCATTATAACTTTTACCAACCTCTTCAATTACACTTGGAAAAAGCATTGGTTTTATTTCATTATTTCTATACTTTGCAACAACTGCATGAGGAAACTCTGTTATATCAATCACTACAAATGCAGAGAAATCTTTAGACACACCTCTGGCCACATCGACAGTAAGTGCATAATCATGACCTTTTACAGGATCTACATATACATCTAATCCAGCGTTTGTTTTTTCTGGTGTTTGATAAACCATGCTCCTTAACTTGCTAGGAGCAATCAGGGTATCAACAGATCCTAAGAACTCACATTCAAACTCAACTTTGAATTGTTGTTCTGATGTGTTTGCAATTGTTTGTTCTCTCCACACATCATCCCTACCTGGTACTTCTGACCAATGAACATCAGTTGGTTTATATTCATTCTTACCTTTTTCTGCATCGTGCCACATACGATAGAAGTGATTCATACCGTGTGGTGTAGAAACTATAATTACTTTTGTATTTTGACCAGAAGTAATAGTAGGGTAAACACTAGCAAAGAAAGA